TGGTGGTGCTGTGTCAGCACTCACTGAGCAACTGATCAGAAGGAGACGCGAGAATGGTTAAGAGCATTAAGAAACGTACCAAAGCTCAAACACCAGCGCCTAAGTCAGATAAGATCAAGGGCAGTAAGAGCAATCCAAAAGGATCAGCGAGTGGATCACGTGGTGGCATCGAGATCTCAGAGAAAGCGGTCAAAGCTCTCGAGGGTATGAGAGATAAACATAATGCTCGATTCACTAAGAAGAGCAGACGTGTTGACCTTGGCAGTCTTAAAGCCGTCTTCAGACGTGGTGCAGGTGCATTCAGTGTAAGCCATCGACCGGGTATGACTAGGACACAATGGGCGCTTGCACGTGTGAGAACATTCTTAAAGCTTGTCGCCACAGGTCAACGTAAGAAGGCCTATACAGGTGACCTCGACTTACTACCCACAGGTCACCCTCAGAAGAGAGAGAAGTCAGAGAAGAAGTCAGAACAGCTCAGTCCTAAGAAGTATGACCACATAGACTTCACGCCATCCAAGGGAGCAAGTGATGCAGCTGCTCGAGCGCTTGAAGTCAGAGCAAGTAAGCCAGAGTCACAGCGTGGTATGACGCCGGTGGGCATAGCTCGAGCGCGTGACCTTAAAGCAGGTAAGACGCTCTCACCCGATACCGTCAAGCGTATGTTAGCTTACTTCACACGCCATGAAGTTGACAAGCAGGGATCAACCTGGAGTGATCAGGGTAAAGGCTGGCAAGCTTGGCATGGATGGGGTGGTGATGCCGGATTCTCATGGGCTAGAAAGATCGTAAAACAGATGGATGCAGCAGATAAGAAGACTCAATCTCTTAGAGCCTATGGTGAGGCTTTGCAACTCTCCGAGGCCCCACGCTATGACATACCTGAAGGGCTCACCATTGGTAAGCCGTTTAAGACTTTGGGCTTAGGTCAAGTGTCTTCTCGTATGAGCGGTGACGCCATCGGTAAAGAGATCGATCATGAGATGCTTACTGAGATGGTCAGAGTGTTCAATGCTCGTAAAGAGAATGACCCTGTCATTATAGACTGGCAACATGCAACCTCACCTTTCCAATCAGGATCACCAGCGCCACCAGAGTCTGGTAACGCGCTAGGCCTTATCATTGATCTCGACCTTAGAGATGATGGGCTCTATGCAACCCCTGCATACAATGAGCGTGGTCTTGATGTAGTCACTAAAGCCGGTGGAGTTCTCTGGTCATCACCTGAGTTCTTAGCCGGTGAAGTATTCGATAGACTAGGAGGCTCCAAAGTCGGAGACGCTCAGCTCCTAGCTATTACTCTTACCCCTCGACCTGCACAGTCACATGACCAGATAGATCGAGTAACCCTAACAGAGGAGATTCAGATGGACAGCATTGACAGCATGTCACCTGAAGAGCTCAAGCAGATGCTCATCGCTAAGGATGAGATGGTCAAAGAGCTCGAAGACCAAATTAAAGCGATGAAGCAAGACGCTGAAGCTTCACTCAAAACAGAGTCAAAAGACGACAAAGATGAATCTCTAAAAGAAGAGAAGGATGATGAGAAGGCTGAGAAGTTGGCTCACACTCCTGATCATGAAGAGAAGGCAGAAAAGAAGGACTACAAGATGAGCGAAGATCTATCACCCATGATGCTCTCTGAGATCCAAGCGCTGAATGAAAAGGTCAGCGCTCAGGATGCAGAGATTAAGAAATTACGCTCAGAGCGTGATGCTGTAGAGTGTGGTCGAGCAGTCGACATGCTTCTTAGTGAGGGCAAGGTCTCACCAAGTGAGAAAGCTACTGCTGAGAAGGCTTGGGAGCTCCGAGAGATTCAGCCTGAGTTCTGGCAGATGTTTAGCTCTCGTGAGTCTGGCTCATCAGTACCGTTGGCTGAAATCGGCCATGGTGCTAGTGGCGCTGAGGTCACTAAGCAGTCGCTTGACTTGGCAGTACGCAAGCTCTCAACAGAGAAGAGCATCACTTATTCTGAGGCGTTGGCTGAGTTCCGCGCTGACAATCCTGACTATTATATGAAAGCTTTTGGAGGCTGATCATGGCTGATTCAAATCAGATTATTCAATCATTCATTGCCGGCGCTGCTATCACTGAATTTGCGCTTGTGTCTCTTGACGCCAATGGCAAAGTCCAAGTGACAGCCATAGGAACAGACAAGACTTGCGTAGGCATCGCACAGCGTGGAGCATCAGCAGGTGAACCTGTTGACGTTGTCACTTTTGGTCTTAGTCGCGCCATTGCTGGCGGTGCTATCACTGCCAACACTGAACCCCGTCTTAAGTGCGTAACGGCGGCCACTGGTCGTGTTGAGCCTGTAGCATCTGGTGACTTCGCAGTGTGTCGCATGATCCCAAATATCAATCAAAAGTCAGCCGTAGCAGGTGATCAGATTCAAGTCATGTTCCTTGGTCCGGTCATCGTAGAGCCCTAAGGAGTAAATCATGGCGAGTTCATATAGTAATCTACACCCAGTAGATCAGATCCTAACTAGCCTCGTAGTAGAGGCAGTACCTAGTGACAGTCAGCTTATTGCCAATGACATCTTTGAGACAATCAAAGTGCCTGAGCGATCAGGGACTATTCTTCTCGAAGAGTCACGCAACTTCATGGGAGCCGGCGCAGGTCTTGATCTCGAGCGTGCACCAGGTGCATCACGTGCAACCATCGGCGGTTTCGATCGTACCTCACAGACGTTCAAAGCTAAGATCTATGCAGCGTCTGATAGTATCGCTATGGAAGATATCTTCGATAGTCAGTATCCCGGCAGTGAAGAGGCGCGTCTTGCTCGTAAAGTAAGCCGAGTGATGAAGCTCGCTAAAGAGGTTCGTGCTGCTGATGTACTCTTTGATAGTGCTGGCAATTTCGCTGCACAGACTGAAATTGTAGGCACTAAGTTTGACGCCGTAGGCGCTGAGCCTCTAACGTTCCTCGATACCATCAAGGATAAAGTCTTTGCTAATGCTCATGGCATTAACCCAGACAGCATCATCCTAGGTCGTAAGACTTTCCGCGCTTTAGCTCGTAATCCTGAAGTGCGTGGATATGTTCAAGTAGGTGGTGGAGCTACTGTTGGTGTAGCTGGTGGTGCTAATCAGATCCTCTCTGATGAAGCTGTCAAGTCTGTACTTCGTGACATTCTCGGTATTCCTAACGTCTATGTAGGTCAAGCACTACGTGACACAGCTGTACCTGGTGCAGCTGCTGTTGAGTCTGCAATCTGGGATGATGCCAAGATCTTCATGGGTATCCTCCGAGGATCAGACGCCATCGTGCAAAAGTCTGGCAACGTCAAGGGTATGCCTACGGCTGCAGTTAACTTAGAGTTTGGTGGCATGCAGGCTGGTCAGTATGACAGTCTCGACTCAACACGCCGTTATGTCTATGCAGAGGAGGTTCATCAGATGAAGCTCATTGATGCTACTCTTGGTTATGTCCTAACAGGCTGTATCTAAGAATGGATATGTTGAGCCACCATCAACTCTCTGAGATTGATGCAGATGAAGAGGCTATTGCAGATCTTACCCGTCAGGTTAAGGGTCAGCGTGGTCCTGTGGCTCAACTAGTCCGATCAAGACGAGATCAATTAAAGGCAGAGGTTCAAGCTGAGCGAGCATTTAAAACATCTCTCGCGAAAGCTCGAAAAGACCTAGTTAGCATTATCGAGATGGCGTCAGTATCGACTGAGCCTGAGCTTTTATTAAGCTTCGATGATGAACAACTCTTAGACTTGATTCTAAGAGGTGGCTTAGGTCTAGCCATCGATGACTTTATTGAATCGTCTGATAAAATCAGAGCAAGTGTTGAGAAATCATTTGAGGTTCTAGGACTAGAATACAATCCTCAGATGCTTCCTCAACTTGACCTGATCCAAGCTCAAAGCGCTAGCGCAGTATTTGAGGACGTGATCATCCCAGACTTCAAGCGAGCTACACGTGATGCACTGTTAGCTCTATCAACTGAAGTCCCTCTCTCTATCGTTAAGAGTGATCTTAATCAGAGACTAGAAAGCTCAGAGGGTAGACAGCTCACTGAGGTTAAGACACGTATAAGTCAGTATGGGCGAACAGTCACAGCTAGAATCGCTGATGAGGTTGGGCTTACTAACTATCTCTACACCGGCCCGCGTGATGGTCTCACCAGACCATTTTGCAAGGCGCTGATAAATAAAGTGGTCGATGACAAGCAGATGAGCAAGCTACGCAACGGTCAAGGCCTAGCTGTGAAGACTAGCTGTGGAGGCTATAATTGCAGACACTCATGGTCACCGGTCACAGAGTCATTTGTGCAAGCTGCTGATCTCGATCTAGCAACTAGTAAAGACATCAGCAACGCGAATAAAGGTGGTAAGAAATGAAGAAGACAATAACTAATCAGAATTGTCATTTTGTCTGGGACCCACCAAGACCATATACAAACAATCCAACGCTTACAGTCAAGTTTACCGGTGGTGACTTCAATGGCATCTTTGCACAGAGCAGAGCTGATGTAACTATCACAGCAGTAGCCAATGATCGAAGGACACTCACAACTAGTGGAGCGATAGGATCAGCGCTCGAGCGTGATGAAGTCAGAGCATATCTTAAGACCTCAGCTGATACATACTATGCTGTGAAAGTAGTTAGACTCGTAACAGGGACTGCTATATTAGCCGAGCCTCTACCAAGAGAGATTGATCTCAGCACATCAGCAACTCTAAACTTTGCTATGAGCTATGTTGATATAGGATCTGCTAACACAGGTACATCAGGAGTCTATCCATACACTATAGCTTATGATGATATCGTAGGCGCTAAAAGAGTTGAGACAGGACTGCTTAAAGTCACCCCTCGACCCTTTGACACTGGTTTAGATCATGATGAGCTAGTGGGCTCGATGGCTAATCTAGCTGATATGGTTCCACGTCGTCAGAGTGACTTTGCCCCTCAGATCAGAGCTTCACTAGATGAGATGATACTAGCAATCAGAGATCATGTAGTTCCTGATGGCATAACAGAAGATGAGGTCTTCAATCAGCAGTCATTTAAGCGAGCCCATGTCTACTGTGCAGCTGCTCACATCTATGAGATGAACATGCAGTTTGACGGCGCTGAGAAGATGAGAGCTCGATATCATGAGATGCTAGACCTAGCTTTAAGGTCTGTCACTCTCGACCTAGATGGCGATGGCGTTGTAGATGCAGGTGAGGAGAATCTAAGAAGAGAGGGAGGGAGCTCCACAGACTTTAGGGCGTCATATAAGAACTACACCAAAAGTGAGAATGATTCATTCTTTAAAATTGCTAGAGGGATGAGGCACTAATCATGGCTACATTATTAAATTTAAATCTTCCTAGATCTTTATGGACTAGGCGCGACACAATGCGCTTAGCTATGAATACACTGGCAGCTATTAAAATGAGAACAGCCAAGGGTCTTGATGCTCACAATATGCCATTTAAGCCTTACTCTACAAAGCCTCTCTATGTTGCTAATAAAGGAGCTAGGCTTAAGCCAAAAGGTGGAGTGAAGACAAAAGGCGGTGTTTTTTATAGCGGTGGATATAAACAATATAAACATGAATCTAGAAAACGTGGCAGCTCATCAGATAGCGCTGAAGTTGACCTGGTGCTCAGTGGCAACATGATGAATAGTCTTGAAGTTCAAGAGGCAACACATGCTTACTTTTTGATAGGCTTAAATCCTCATGGTATGTATGGATATGCTGTTAATGAAAAACGGGAATTTTTAGGATTATCTCTGTCTGATGTTGATGTGTTGGTTAGATCAATAGATATTGAGATAAGAAAAAAGTTAATGCCATGAGTCAAGGTATCTACTCAGCGCTGACTTTTCTCGAAGATCAGATCATGAGCATCACACCAAAGTCAGACATTCATCATGGTTTTGTGTGTCACAATAGAGCCAACG